ATGAGTGCCTTCAGTATCCAGAAAGCCATTGACCATTTCGATACCGAACAGATGAAGAAGTGGTGCTCACGCCTCTATAACAAGTCCGGTATCTTCAAATACATCTACCCGTTCCTGAACGAAATGCCGGTAGGTGCTGACGGTGCCAAACAGACGTATCCGCAAATCTACGGTCTGAAGGGTTCGTTAAAAGCACACCGGAACTACTTCATCCAACGTCGCTACGATTTAAAACAGGTGGAATACGGCTATGTATCCACGCTTGGCGCCCAGTTCTACCAGTCCACGTCCTCGCTGGACAAGGCCTACACGCTGAAACCGATGCAGTACCGTCTGACCATTCCGTACCGTGTGCAGCTTTCCACCAGCAATGGCGTGCAGGCCGACAGCGGCGTGGTGGATGCGGACGTGCTCCACTCGTTGCAGCTGACCCGTGCCTTCGGTGAGAACGACCCGCTGAAGATTATCGGTGCAGCCAAAATCAAGGAACTGGTATGGCACGAGGATGCGTTCGCCATCGGATTCAATTTCGGTCTGCTGACCAGCTTGGTAAGACTCGACATGAGCGTGGAGAAAGCCAGCGGTTACCGGAACGGCTCGTTCATGGCCTCGACCAACGGGATGCTGCTTCTGGAAGAAGTGAACATGCGCAATAACCAACTGGCCCGGAATGGGGACAACGGCAATGTGGCCACTTTGGACTTGAGCTGGCAGGGCCGCCTGAAGAAACTGGACGTGAGGGGTACGGGGCTGACCCGTGTGAAACTGGCCACCGGTGCTCCGATTGTGCAGTTATGCCTGCCGGACACGATTGAGGAACTGTTCCTGGAATATCTGACCAAGCTGCCCGACAGCGGACTGATACTGGAAGGCATCAACAATGTGCGGGGCTACCGCTATACCAACTGCCCCAGCATTGACGGGTTCGTCCTGCTGGAACACCTGCACCAGGCCAAACTGGACGGCAGCGGCAAGCTGGAGCGCTTTGTGCTTGAGATAGACCGGGAAGACGACGGAACCCTGCTGAAGAAGTATTACGACTACGGAACGTACACGCAGACGGGTGCTGTGGATGACCGCCACTCGGGTCTTCGCGGAAAGCTGACGCTGACGAAGTACCTGGCCGATGAGGAACTGGAGAAATATGCAGCCCGTTATCCGGAGCTGACCATCAAGCAGCCGCCTTACACGATGATCGAGTTTGACGACAGCGTGGCCGATGACGCCAACATCTCCAACCTGGACAACAGGACGGGGTACAAGTTCGGCAATACGTATAAAATGAGCGGGCATGTGAATGCTATCATGAAGCAGCGCCACCGCGTATTGGCCAAGGTTACGAAGATGCCTACGAGCCGGAAAGAGACGATAGCGGGCCAGACGGTGGATGTGAACAACCCGGACGGGGAGATGACCTATTTCCCCCTTCATGACGAGAGTTCGAACTTCTATGCCGATGCGGAGGATATGAACGACTGCACGGTGGCGAAGCTTGACGGGAGCGAGGGTGACTGGATGATGTATGAGCCGTTTTACTGGAGTAAAGGCATCAACGATTATTTGAACAACAAGAAGTACGCCTGCTACAGCAGTTATCCGGAGGACGAAATGCCCCCGGTTCCGGACTCGACGGTACTGACGCTGGATGCCATCAAGGATACACAGGGCGGCTGGCTGGGTGAACGGAAGATCATGAGCGGCAAGCCCACATTGAAGGAATCCTATACCACGGACAAGTCTTATTCGGTATGCAAGGTGGACGTGTCGGGCTACAAGCGTGTGCGCTTCCCGAGCGTTCCCGGTACCGGGCTTATCGGCAGCATCTTCACGGATACGGACGGCAACGTGCTTAAAAGTATCGTTGTTCCTACCATCGGCCTGCGATTCGAGGCGGGCATGTATCTGATATCCGACGTTCCGGAACGTGCGACGGCCCTGCACTTCTCCATCCTGAATACGGCGGAGTTCGACTGCGTGGTGCTTTCAAACTCGGACAAGATCGAGGATATGGAGCCTGATTGGGTCGCTAACGATGAGCATCTGTGTGCGGTTGTGGGCAGTTCAGTAGTGGGCAGTAAGCTTCGTGCGTGTATAACCGGCAATTATACTGCCGGCAGTATGACGTGGACGGACTTCCATTATTACAGCCAGCAGCGTGGCATGCAACAGATTGACGCTTTGATGCACAGCCGCATCGCTAACTTGAGCTATGCGCGTTACGGTCGCCGTGACATGCAGGAACAGTGCGGTGCGGGACAGCATACCTATAACCGCATAACCGGTGGTACGGCCGACCGGGGCATGACGGATACCATCGGCTATGACGAAGCGTACGCTATTGATAACAAGATCACGAATTCATTGATTGAAAATATGGTTCACCAGTATGCCTGGTATAAGAGCCGGGACGAGTACGGTCAGGCAATGGTTGTGCAGGTGAACAATATCTGCTGCCTGGGCTATGAAGACATCTACGGCAACAAGTATGACATGATGGACGGCGTGGACCTGCCGAATGACAGCGGCAACCAGGGCAAATGGCGTATCTGGATGCCTGACGGCAGTATCCGCATGGTGCAGGGTAAGAAGGACAGCGGTCAGTGGATTACAGGCGTAGCGCATGGCAAGTACATGGATATTGTTCCGGTGGGCAACCTGAACGGATCATCTTCTACATACTATACCGACATGTACTGGATAAGCGCCTCCACAGTCCGTGTGGTCTATCGCGGGTACAGCTATGCGAACGCGAATGGCGGTGTGTCGAATGCGTATGCGAATAGCGATGCTTCGGGTACGAATGCGTATATCGGCTCGCGTCTGGCCTTCCGCGGCAAAATCGTCCGGGCGCAAAGCGTGGCAGCGTACAAGGCGATACGTGAGGTAGCGTAAGCGTAAAGCGCCAAAGCGTGGAGCGAAGCGACCAAAACGGAAGAACGGGATTCGGATGGTTTTCGAACACCGTTTAAAAAGTATTCAAATACCGGCGGAGCCGGTCGAAAAAAGTAAAAAATCAAGGTATATGAAAAAGATTATCACATTTCTTAAAACGAGTAACCGCTACAAACATCTTGTGGGCGGTTTGATGGTAGGCCTGCTTGGCTTTACCCCCTGGACGGCGATCTATGCTACCGTGGTGGCCGCCTGCTGTCTTGAATTGAAGGATGCCATTCGGGGTGGTTTATGGGACTGGATTGATTGGGAACTCACTGTGGTGGGCGGTATTATGTCCGCCCTATTTTGGATATTAATTTAGTTCGTCAGTTCATTTTGCCCGTTAAATCAATAACTTTGCAGCCGGTGGAGTTTCCCAATAGTCCGTGTGGTCTATCGCGGGCACAACAATGCGAATGCAAATGGCGGTGTATCGAATGCGAATGCGAACAACGATGCTTCGAATGCGAATGCGAATGTCGGCTCGCGTCTGGAAATCTAACAAACCGGCGTACAACAATGGGGACGTGTCCCCAAGGTGGTGCCGGGGGAAGCAAGCCACAGCAACAGCACTTTAATGGTGGAAAGCTGAAAAATCACGCGTCGGGTGGAGTTTGGTAGGTCACTTGTGATTCGAAGAAGTCGGACCCGGGGAAAGGAAGGCCTTATCTTCCATATTTATTAACCGACAGCAGAACTTTATGCGCAGGGAAGGATATATCATCGAGGAAATCATCGAATACTCCAACATGTCGGAGGCATTCGATGCGGTACTTCGCGGAACCGGACGTAAGAGGTCGAGGCAGGGACGACACCTGCTTGCCCGCAGGGAGGAGATTATCGCCGAACTGACGGCTGCCATTGCGGACGGCTCATTCCGGCTGGGCGGCTACCATGAGAGGGAAATCGAAGAATACGGTAAAAAACGTATTTTGCAGATCCTGTCCATGAAAGACCGCATCGCTGTGTTCGCCATCATGAATGTGGTGGACCGCCACCTGCAAAAACGTTACATCCGGACAACCGGAGCAAGTATCAAAAGGCGTGGCACACATGACCTGATGAATCGCATACGTACCGATCTGCAAAAAGACCCGGAAGGCACGTTATATGCTTACAAGTTTGATATCTGTAGGTTCTACGACAATGTGCGGCAGGACTTCGTGATGTGGTGTTTCCGCAGGGTGTTCAAGGACGAAAGGCTGCTGGTTTTGCTGGAGCGTTTTGTAACGCTGTTGCCTGAAGGTATCAGCTTCGGGCTGCGCAGCTCACAAGGAGCAGGAAATCTGCTTCTGTCTGTATTTTTAGACCACTATCTGAAGGATAAGTTCGGGATTCGTTATTACTATCGCTATTGTGATGACGGACTGGTACTCGGTAAATCGAAAGCGGAATTGTGGAAGATTCGTGATGTTATTCACGGGCAAATGGAAAAAATAGACTTGGAAATCAAGCCTAATGAACGGGTGTTTCCTGTAGAGGAAGGCATTGATTTTCTCGGCTATGTTATCCGTCCCAATTATGTAAGATTGCGGAAACGCATCAAACAGAAGTTTGCTCGGAAGATGCACGAGGTAAAATCGAGAAAAAGACGGCGGGAACTGATTGCCAGTTTCTACGGCATGACGAAGCACGCCGACTGTA